TGTATAACGTTCACTGGAATTTTGCTGTTCAGCAAGATGGCTCTAAAGATTATGAACTTTTGCCTGTGAACAAGTTGGCTAATGGTTCATATTCGCCTTTTACTGCGATCAGGGCTGTAGGTCACTATCTTTTCCCTATTTTGGGTGATAACGCTTTGGTTCGTGTGACTGGTCAGTTTGGTTGGGCTAGTGTGCCAACAGCGGTCAAGCAGGCAACGATTATTCAGGCGAGCAGAATCTATAAACGTCTAGAGTCACCGCTTGGTGTTGCTGGTATTAGCGATATTGGCATTATGCGTGTTGGGCGTGGTTTGGATGGCGATGTTCAGCAGCTTGTTGAGCAGTATCGTTTGATGAGGACTAACGCCTGATGGCTTCGATTGCTCAGCTTCGTTCAGGTTTGGCGACTGCTCTAGCGACTTTGCCTGGAGTGCGTGTATATCAGTCTTTGCCTGATGAAGTGAATGTGCCTGCTGCACTGGTTTCGTTTGAAAAGGTATCTTACGATAAGGCTTCTGGGCGTGCTGTGGCCATGTATCAGTTCAAGGTGACGATTGCTGTGGGGCGCACTGTTGAGCGGGTCGCTCAGTCGAATTTGGATTTGTATGTGGATCAGTCCAGCAAGCAGTCTGTCAAGGTGGCTCTTGAGGCTGACCCGAGTTTGGGTGGTATTGCTTATGATGTTTATGTGCCTGAACTAAATGCTTATGGGGGTATTACGCTCAATGGCATAGACTATTTGGGTGCTGAGTTTTCAGTCACGATTTACGCTAGTTAAGGATTTCTCTCATGGCAATTTTTGTGGCAACTGACTACAAGATCACTTTGAATGGCACTAACCTTTCGCCTTATTTGACTCACGCTGAACTAAAGATTTCGGCTAATGACATTACGACCACTAGCTTTGGTGGTTCGTATGTGACTCGCGTTGCTGGTCTAAAAGAGGGTTCAATTAGCCTTACTTTCAACCAAGACTTCGCTGCCGGTTCTGGCGTGGATGCAACTATTTATCCTTTGGTTGGAACTCTCGGCACTGTCGTTATCACACCGACTTCATCGGCTGTTGGCACAGCAAACCCTGCTTATACTGCGGTTGCTTCAATCATTGATTACAGTCCTTTTGCTAGCAACATTGGTGACTTGGCAACATTCTCGGTGACTTGGCCAACTTCGGGTGCTATCAGCCGCGCAACAGCCTAAGTCGGCTAGCCAAGATAGGCTTTAGTCATGCAAAAACTTGACTTGACTATTACTTATCTAGACGGCACTTCGGCAGTTATTTCGACTGCTAGCAGTGATCTAATCAAATGGGAAACTTATTTTGATTTGAGCATTGACAAGATTGGCAAACTCACTCACTTGTTGTTTTTGGGTTGGACTGCATCGAAGCGGACTGGCGCAACGACTGATGAGTTTGAAGTTTGGGCTGACAAGATTGAGAGTGTTGAAGTCAGCGACCCAAAAGCATTAAAGCAATAGGCAACACTAGCGTTCATTGGTTTATCGCTAATTTGGCGGTTGCGACTGGTATTGCACCTAGCGTTTTGATGCAAGAGAGTGACCGCATGCTCAACACCATGTATTTTGCGGTTCAAGAGCAAAATAAGGCTAAAGCTAATGGCTAACCAGGGCGATATTCAAGGCTTAAAAGAGATGCAGCGTATGCTTGCTGGTCTTGATAAAAAACTTGTTTCGGCTTTGCAAAGAGAAGCTAAGGCTATTGCTAAGCCAGGTGCAGATCAAGTGAAGTCTGCAATTCCAAGTGTTGCGCCTTTATCGGGTATGAATAATCGCGGGCGTTTGGGTTGGAACGCTGGTATGCCTGCTAACAAGGTGACGGTTCGTTATTCGGCTCGCAGGTCGCGTGTTGCTGCGACTACTTCTCTGGTTTCGATTCGGGTTGATTCGCCAGTTGCCGCCATGATTGATGTTGCTGGCAAGGGTAAGGGTGCTAGCACTCGCAAAAAATCTAAAGCGGGCGATGCGATGATTGTTGCTTTGAAGTCGCGTAATGTCACTAATTTTGCTTGGCCAGCGGTTGAGCAAGAGATTCCTCGTATGAACGCTGAGATTAGACTTGTTTTAGATAAATACGCTGCAATTGTTAATCGAGAGGTGTCACGCTAAATGGCTGTCATTCTGCCTATTGTCACCAAATTCGATTCATCGGGTCTAAAGAATGCTCAAAAGGGTTTTGCTGGTCTAAAAGGCACTTTTGATCACTTGACTGCGGGTTTTGGTGTCGAGGAAATTGGCAAACGCTTGCTTGAAGCTGCGAAACTTGCTAGCACTGATGAAAAGGCTTTTGGTCTGCTTTCGATGCAGATGAAACGCAACGCGCATGCTACTGATGAGCAAGTGAACTCGACTGAGGAATTGCTTACTAAGTTGGCTAAGCAAGATGGCATTGTGAAGTCAAATCTTTATCCGTCTATGACTAAGTTGACTAACGCAACTAAGAGTGTGAGCGTTGCTCAAAGATTGCTCAAGATTGCTTTGGATGCTTCAGCTGTATCTGGTAAGCCTTTGGACTCTGTTTCGTTGGCTTTGGCTAAGGCCTATAACGGTAATACGACTGCTTTGAAGCGTATGTTTCCTGAATTGTCTAAATCTAAAGACATGATTGGGGCTTTGGCTAAGGAAACTGAGGGTGCTGCTGCTAAAAAGGCTGACCCTTTTGCTAAGTTTCAGGTCACGATGGAAGAGTTGCAGATTTCTATTGGTAAGAATGTTTTGCCTTTGCTTGTGAACATGATGAATGTTTTGGGAAACCCTGCGGTGATGAATACTGTTATTGCGGTTGTTGCTTTGATTGGTGCGCTCAAGGTGCTTGAGGCTGTGCAGACTGGCGTGAATGTGGTGATGGCTGTGTTTACTGCGATCATGGATGCTAACCCGATTGGTTTGATTGCTTTGGCTGTTGCGGGGTTGATTGCTGGCATTGTTTATTTGGCTACGCAAACAACCTTTTTTCAAGACACTTGGCGTGTTATGACCAATGTTTTCAAAGTTTCTGTGGATTGGATGGTTGGCGCGTGGGATGCTGTCGCGCATGGCTTCAAGGCCGCTTTTGACTGGATAACCTCGATGTTTAAGGGTTATGCGAATGGCTGGATTTTTGTGTTTGAGTCTGTCATCAACTTGATTATCAATGGTCTAAACGCTTTTTTGACTAGCGGTAACGGCGTGCTTGGCCCTCTCGGTGATGCTATTCATTTGAACTTGCGTTTGGGCGGTATCCCTAATGTGAAGTTGCCTCGTTTGGCTGAGGGTGGAATTGTGCCGGCAACACCTGGGGGCAGGCAAGTTGTTGTGGGTGAGGGTGGTTCAGCTGAGGCGATTATTCCACTCAACAAGTCTGGTCTTATGGGCAATACGACTGTGAATGTTTATGTGCAGTCCGCTGACCCTAAAGCGGTGATTGCTGCAATTGGCCAGTGGACTAAGGTGAATGGCAAACTGCCTCAGGCTTGGACTCGATAAATCATGTCTGTCCCTACTCAAAAAGTTGAATTGACTTTTGGCACAGCCAGTTGGATTGATGTCACTACTCGCACTAATTCGGTTCACATTAGTCGCGGTGTTGATCGTGCGCTTACTGATTTTCAGCCTGGCACTTGTGACCTGAATTTTCAAAATACTGACCGAACTTTTGACCCGACTTATCAAAGCTCGATTCTTTGGGTTGGTGGAACTGCTGGTTATTCGATTGTTCAGCCAGGTGCTTTGGTTAGGGTTTCGGCTGGCAGTTTAGTGCAGTTTGTTGGCAAAATTTCGTCTTGGTCTTTTACTAATGATGAAAAGGGTATTTATGCGTTAACTGATGCTTCGGCACAAGATTTTTTGGCTGATTTGGGGCGCGCTCAGTTTCCTGCGAATGGGACTGTGGCTGCGAACACTACTGGCTGGCAGATTTATCAGGTTGCGCAGACTTATGGCACTGTTGACTCGACTGAACTTGATTATGGGCAGACTATGTTGCCGCCTCAGCCTTATTCGGTTGGTGACAATGTTTTGAACTATTTGCAGAATGTTGCTCGCAGCGAATTGGGCGATGTTTATGCACAGTCAAATAACACTTTGGCGTTTCATGATCGCAGTTTTAGTCAATACATTTTTAGCGGCGGCACTCAATATTTCAATTATGTGACTGCGCCTAACGCCGATTTAGTGACTTTTGCGCAGGCAACTGCTGCTGGTTGGGGTGGTGGTGCGACTGCAATTGTGAATGTTGCTAATTCGCCGACTGGTTCTAAAGCATTCCAGGGCGTTTGGCAGTCTGGGTTGTCGTCTTATGACAATCTGTTCACCTCAATTGAGCAAAGTGGCTCAAGGTCTTATTCGGCTGGCACTTATACAGCGAGCCTTTATTATTATTCGCATAACCCTAGTCCACTTTTGGGACTTACTTTGCTTGTTGATGGCGCGTATAAATATACTGCCAGCACTGCCTATTCTGTGACTGCTGACACTTGGACTAGGTTGCAAGTTTCGACTGTTGCCACAGCTGCGTTTGATAGTTTCAGCATTGATGTCAATGGCAGTGCAAATGTGCCTCAGTATGTGACTGGTGTTCAGTTTGAAAAGGCTTCGACAGCAAGCGTTTATTTTGATGGAAATACTGTTTTTCAGTCAAGCGGTGTGACTAGGCAGGTGCAACCATCTTGGTTTAGTCAAGTCGGGCAGTCGGCTTCGACTAGGGCTGTGCAAACCGGCTCATTCAATTCGCTTTATAGTTATGTGACTTTTGCTGATGTCAACTCTCAGGGGACTGCTTACGGTAATGGCACTGCATTACCTATTTTCGATTTGGTCATGTCTTATAACAGTGAGCAACTGTATAACCAAATCAACATAACTAACTCAATTGGCGGCACTGTAACTGCCATAAATACTGCAAGCACTGCCCTTTATGGCCCTCGCTCTTACACGATTTCGAGCCTTGCAACTAATAATCAGCGTTTGCAGGCTATTGCTAATGATCTAGATGGCCAGTATTCAAAGCCTGAATATAGGGCTGAATCGGTGACTATTGCTGTCGAAAGCCTAACAACTGCTCAGCAGGCTATTTTGCTGAATGCTGCTTATGTGGACATTCATCAACTGGTTCGCGTTATTTTCCAGCCAAGTCGCATGGATGGGCGTATTGACAAGATTTATCAGGTTCTCAAGATTGAGCATGACATGCAGATTGAGACTCACAGAATGACTTTGATGTTGGGTTCGTTAGACAATTTGCCGGCTCGCGCTGACTCCACTTTGTTTGCAGTCACTAATCAGGCGATAGCAAGCTGATTGCTAAACTTGACCTTTAGGAGTGTGTGATGGCGTATAAAACTTGGGCTGTTGGCGATGTTATTGCTGCCGCTGATCTAAATACTGTTTCAACACAGTCTGTGAGTGTTTTCGCGAATTCGGCTGCACGCACTTCTGGTATTTCGACTGCTGTTGTTGGCCAGCCAACTTATCAGGATGACTTGAATCGTGTTGAGGTTTGGGATGGCACTGTTTGGCAGCCTTTGCCTGCACAGGTTTCGGCGTTCACTGCTTCAGGCCCTGGCACTGCGGTTGCATCGGGTTCATCGGCGTTGGTTAGCATTACTTTGCCGACTGGTCGTTTTAGTGTTGCCCCGATTATTGCTGGTTTGACAACCACTGGCGCTTATTTGACTCCAGTTGTCAACTCGGTGACTGCTGGCACAGTAACGGTTGCGCTAGTGAATAATGGTGCTTCATCTCAAGCTGCGACAGTAACTATTTATGGTTTGGCGGTTGCTATGTCTTATGGAACGGCTGCTGGCTAATGTTTGTTTGTAAGACTGAGGGCTGTTTTGGCGGGCTTGTGGCTCATACTGCGCCTAATAATGACTCAATGCTGGTTTGTGGTCTCTGTGGGCAACCTATGACCGTTGAGGGGCAATAATGGCTGAACCAAGAGTGACTAACCAAGATTTGTTGTTGCAGATTGTGCGTGACATTGAAGTTTTGAAACAAAACAGCATCCAGATTTTGCAGGCTTCACAAGATCATGAGGTGCGTATTCGTGAGCTTGAGAAAGATAAGCACTCTAACGCTTGGATTTTTAGCACTATTTCAAGTTTGATTGCGGCTGGAACAACTGTGGCAATAATGAAAATGATGGGATATTGATGATTAACCCTGGCACTTATTCGATGACTGTTTATGCAGGCGCAGACTTTGACCGAACTTTTACTGTCACACAAGGTGGAACAGCCTTGAATTTGACTGGTTACACAGCCGCAATGATGGTTCGCGATGCTGTTGATGGCACTGCAACCCCGCTTTTGTCGCTCACTAGCGGTTCAGGTATCACTTTGGGTGGCACTGCAGGCACTATTCAAGTTGCTATCACTAACACTCAATCGGCTGCTATTCCTGCTGGTTCTTATGCGTATGATCTTGAGATTATTTCGGGGTCTAGCGCGATTACTCGTATTTTGCAGGGTTCAGTCAATGTTTCAGGGAATGTGACTCGATGAGTGATGTTGTTGTTTCAGTAACAGAATCAACAACTACTGTTGCTGTCACCGAAAATTCGGTCAATGTTGCGGTCACTGAAACGCCAGTTGCTGTTTCGGCTTCGTCTGCTGGTTTGCAGGGTGCGACTGGTGCGCAAGGGCCAAAGGGTGATACTGGTGCGACTGGTGCTGGTGGAACAATCGGTTATTACGGTTCGTTTGAATCAACACAAAGTCAAACAAATGGCGGCTATGCGACCAATAGTCAAAATCTTGTCACTTTCAACACTACTTCGATAGCAAATGGCATTTCGGTATCGGGCGGAACTGTCACTTTCGCTAACCCTGGCACTTACTTGGCTAACTTTCTAGGCCAATTCATTACTACTGGTGGCGGTTCTAACTATCAGGTCAATGTTTGGTATCAAATCAACGGATCAGCAGTTGCAAATGCTGGCTATGTGTTTACTACTGGCGGTGTCAATAATCAGGTTCTCGCCAATGTTGAGGACACTCTGGTTATCAACGCTGGTGACACTCTGGCGTTTTATTGGTCTAGCCAAAATCAATATATGCAGTTGCAGTATGTCAATGCTGGCACTGCACCAACTCGACCAGCATCACCATCAGCGAAACTAAACATTCTGCAAACCACTTATACGCAAGCTGGGCCAACTGGTGCGACTGGCCCTGCTGGAACTGGTGTGCCGACTGGTGGAACTGCTGGGCAAGTTTTAGCCAAGATTGATGGCACAAACTACAACACTCAATGGGTGGATGCTGCTTCGGGGACACCTAATTATGCGGTTACTGCTGGGACAGCCTATTTTGCGACTACTGCTGGCACTGCTGTTTATGCGCAGACTTCAGGCACTGCAACCACAATTTCGGGCAGCATAACTAAATCACAGGTTAGCGATTTTACTTCTGGGACTGTCGCTTATTCGACTGCTTCGGGAACTGCTAATACTGCTGGGACAGCCTATTTTGCGACAACTGCTGGAACAGCAACATTTGCGACACCTTCGGGAACAGCAGTCAGCATTTCGGGCA